CGGTTTATCTTTTAATACTCTTTGCGGGAGCGGAACGATATCGTTTCAATAAAGATGAAAGACCGTGTCATCTCTAATCCGTCACGATGTTTATCTGCTTCTTCTTTGCTGGTGAATATGTACGAACAAATTTCTGTCTTGTCTGTTCCTTTTGTTGCTACTATGTTAGCATAATACTTGCGCCCAAATAGGAACGCAATCACTTCTTTCAATACTGTTGTTTGCATAATCTATCTTATTATTATTTATTGTGATCTTTAGTTTTAGTATTTAAGCCTTGCTTTTATAGGGCATGAGGTTCTTTGCTTCTTCTTCCCACATGTCGCCCTCGTTTTCCTCGAAGTCAAGGTAAACAGTTCCGTTGTTCAGATCATCAAGGGAGGAATTAAGCCCCACGACTGTCATTGGGAACCCGTCATGGCGTACGCATAACTTGTCACCGATTTTGATGTCTTTAATGTCCATCGCTTATTCTCCTATCTCCTCGTGGTACTTTCGCAAAGTTTCTTTCACACGCTTTGCAGCTTCGGCGGTATATTCTTTAGTACGAAAATAGTTGAAGGCACTATGACGGTTCGTATCAACATCGTCATCTAAGTCAATAGATATAACCGTAGTTAAATCGGTATTCATGAAATGATATTCCTCACTTCTCTTCGCTCTCCACCTTATACTCTCTACTCGCTTCTCCTCGGCGTTCCACTGTAAGCCTCTTTCTTTCATCTTATCGAAGAGGAATTGCTTTTCTTTGTTGGTGGCAAGACGCACCTCATCTTTATGCCCACAGAAAGACAAGCTATCTTCTGTGGGTACCTCAATAGTATAGCCAATCGAACTGCTTACATATATATGGCATACATAATAGCCGTTAGTATTATCTTTTTGTTTCAATTCGTCTTCTTTGAATATAAAGACTACCTTATTATCAAACAATGAGGTTAGCACATCTCCATCCTTAAAATCTTGTGTTTTTGCTTCCTCTTTCTCTTCTTTCTCAAATACCACACTCCCGTCCTTAATGGTTGCCTTGCAACCCTCAGGAATGGTGATTGTATCACCGCATTGTAATTCTACTTTCATAATTATTTTATTTATTGAAATCCGTTTTCGATTATTGCTATTAGGTCATTCTTACTACAATGCCAATCTTTTATAAAACCATCTTTGTCAACGGTCATTATAATGTAATCGCCATATCCCTCTTCTTTTGGGCAAAGAACTTCGGGAACATAACTATCTACAGAGATAATCTCCTTCTTATTTTTGTCAAGCAAAGAATACTTTCCGCCATCGCACACCTTATAATGGACAATAGCCTTAACTCCTTTTTCCCAATTCACAATGTTTCCCGTATTGACGTAAATAATGGGTTGCCATCGGTAATGGTCACTATAGATGCAGCTTGTTGGTTTTGCTTTGACTTTCACGGCGCATGGTATCTTCGGAGTACCAACTCCTTTGCTTTCGTAAAAATCTATATCGTCCTCTCCATTTACCTCTGCGTCTTCCCAGTAGCGTACATCTGCATCAACTTTTATATAGCGCACGGAAGACAATTGTAAATCTGTCAATTCTACTTTCATACTATTTACTTCTTACGTTTCTTTTTCCTCTTACTTGCGTAGGGCGTTGACCCTGCACGTAACTTGCCTTTCCTTTTCACTTCACAGAAATCATCGAGATAAGATTTCTTGATGTAGAAAGGTCTTGTAGGCAATGATATATCTGTAGGTTTCATTAATTCGTACATACGCTAATCAATCAGCTTAATATGTTTAATTCCTTTTTCTTTAAGCTCAGCTAATATCATCTTAGCTAAACCGTAATAGTTTCTGTTTTGAAGAGCAACATTTATAGCGTCTTCTGTGCCTTGATGATATTCTTGAACATAATTTGTTATCGCTTCTTCGAACACATCGCAGTCAAATCCCTCGTAGTAGTCGCTAGAATCAATAATTGATGTCAATTCACAGCATTCCTCATGGCTCTTGAAAGACCAGATTTCACCCCCATCACCTCGAATAAACTGCCTGCGGTATCTTTGCCCTTTGCTAATTTTACGGCTACATAAGTTGCAAATATGTTCTTTTCGTGCGATAGGCTTAGACTCATCTATTAACTCCATACGCTAATCAACTAATTCTACTACTGCGTCATGTGGCTTTTCTTCTAAAGGATATAGAGCCGCCACGAAGACGCATACATCTTCGTTTAGAACAAACTTGTTAGCACCTTCTTTGGGGTTGTGTGTCAATGTTGCAGACTTGATGTTAAGAAAGTCCATTGCGAATTTTAGTTTGTTGACGTTGCGTACAAGGAAAAGAGCATTGCCAATGGATATAATAGCGTCCTCTTTAGTAACCTTCCGCCCCGTCTTCTTTGTTTTTTCAGGGATGATATATCCTTTGCCATAACATATGGGGCATTCTGCTTCGAGTTCATGTGTACATCCGTCATTATCAGTATACTCCCAAGTGACCTCTCCGTACCCTTCACATTCCTTGCATTTTACCTCTTCACTTACAACGATTTCCTCGTCAACTTTCGGGCATTCTTCCAATGCCTTGTTTATTGCTTCGATGGTTACCTTCTTCCTGCAAGGGCATTCTAACTCGGGGAATCGGAGTTCGTCTTTAGGGTAATTTCTTGTAAGAACTTTAGGGTTAATTTCAAGGAGAACATACCCATTCGTACACCACACTTTGTTATACATTGTATTGTAAAATGGTGCTTCAATCAATGGGTGAAATTCATCTTTCCCACAGAACTCTTTTAACAGTTCCGCTTCATTCTTTATTTTCATAATTCATTTACTTTTAATCTACTAATTCAAAACTATACGCTACTACGAGTGGGTTACTCTCCCACGTGCCCTTGCCGCTTATTCTCTCAAAGAGGTTAGCAAATGCTTCATAAGGAGTATCAAACTTGTGCAATCCATTTTTAGGTATGTGATAACCATATCCACTATTATTAGACCACCTTTTATCAGAAGAATGATAATATCTAATTCCTTCACGAAGGCAATCTTCATCTGATATATCCTGCAAGCGTTCCACCTTAACATCAGTAATCTTGATATGGTGGGGCATTAGTTCAGCACGGGTAAACATCTTATTGCTATTTCCTGGAACGCCATTCCCAAACTTATCGTATTGGGTTTTACCTATGGTGTTGTAGCTTTGCGCTATAGCAACGACTTCACCAACCTTGTAAGGTAACTTCTTTTGCGTTTCCTCCCAATTACCAAGCGGTGTACCCTCTTTCAGTAGCCGCCTTGTCATTGTCTTCGTTCCACTAAGCACTGCCTGTGTCAGGAGGTACTTATCATTAAAAAGAATTTTCTTAGTCATGATTATTAACAATATTTCCATTTGTAGCCACCAGCAGATTTGCTTCTACCATAAATGCAATTCGTGATAGATGTTATTGATATGTTGTTAATCGTAGCAGCTTGTGTTAAGTTTGGATACTCTTTTATTAATTCTCCTTCTTTGGTTAATTTCTTAATTCTTTTACCATTCTTGTATGTAATGGGAGACAAGTCATTTTCATATTTCCATAAAAATCCTTTGCATGAATTGTATTTTGATTTCTTTAAACAACACCAATTTATAGCTGATTGCGGAAATCCCAAAACTCTGCTCGCTTCTGTGGCGGATTTCCATTTTTTAATAAATTCTCCTTTTAGGGTAAACTGCAAAATCGGTTTACTATGTGATTCTGCTGCCCTTTTAGTACGCCCACCATAATTATTGTTGTACATTCTATCACACCACTCTAAATTAAAAACATTATTATTTTTAGGATTCTCATCTTTATGATTTACACAATCATATTTGTCGGGATTAGGATTATGTACAAAAGCAAATGCAACAAGTCTATGTATTCGTCTTAAATAAGCTTTATTATTTTTGTATAATATTACCTCCGGATAACCATGCGAGTTAAGGTGAGTAGCTAATTGTTTTCCTGTCTTATGATTTCTAACCAACCCCGTATTAGAAACATCATACAAGCCCTCAAATTCTTTGCACGCTTTCCAATTTATAGAGGAATTAAACATTATTTTCTTCATATGCTTTACTTCATTAATTTGGGATTGTCTATCATGTTGCCTATAACAACTTTACAACATTCGTTTATCCATTGTTGATTAATACCGCATAAGTCTTCTGGGTGTTTTACATTAACGGCACAGAAGCCTGCTAATTTTTCATTATAAGTAACAAGATGCTTGTAACCATTACTTTCGATTATGTCCCCCTCAAAGATTTTCTTCCCGTTCTTATCCTTGAACTCTGTGTACTGCCCAACGGTGTCGGGGTCAACCTCCCATACCTTTCGGGATATGTTATTGACATTCCGTGATATGTAATGGGTATTTAACCCCTCGTTGTGGGTGTAGTCACCGTACACCCACCTTTTTGTCACTTTGTCTTTTCCTCTGAATAATATCTCACGCTTCATAATCTTTCAATTTCGTTTTTTATTGTTTCTATGTTCTCTTGTATGCTATTTGCTAATTCGTATTCCTCCTGCATGATAGCTAAAGTTTTAGAATTTCTCATTTGCGCCAACAACGAAAGCAGGTAATATTTATATATCGTTCGTTGATTAGCAAACAAATTGTCTATCCGCTTGTTTATCTTTGCGTACTCATTAGGAACATATTTTGCCATAAACACGCAAGCAAGAGAAATAAGAATAAACATTAATAGGTTTATAAAAAATATCATATTAATCTTCTATTTTGATGGGTACTCCATATCCGTCCATAGCACCTAAGACTATGATGTTTCCGTTCTCTATTTTGAAACCTGCTTTAATGTGTCCGTCAAAGTCGATTTCGATAATACCGCTTTCGTTTGGTTTGTTTACTCTTTTCATATTACTTTTATTATATTTTGGTTATTTATCTTCATCTAAGAATTTAAGGACAAAGTAACGTGTAGGCTTTACAGGAAAGCACAATTCCGTTACCCATGTTTTATATGCGTACTCAACTACCTCGTAATGCCCTGTGTAATCGCACAAAAGCAACGCAGGGCATGTTGGACGTGGATAATCTTCTACAGGAAGCCATAACTCTGAAGGGAAGTCCTTTATTTGCATAATCCATTCAGGCGTATATAGATAAGAATAATCCCCATAATATAATCTCACTTCATCCCATGTATCTGGAATACATGCTTTTACGGCTTGTAAAGGGTAGGAGTTTTTATCACTCTTAACAAGTAATGGTAATCCTTCCCAACCAATAGGAACATTATCTACTAACTTAGTAAAATCGTCTACACGTGGCACGCAATTATTGAAATAATCTATACATGCCTTCTCCAACGCATATTGTTTTGATATGCGCTTTCTCTCTTTGCGTTTCTCGAAATACGCTTTTATTTTTCTTACAATCATATTACTTTTCTACTTTTAGTTCCTTAAACACTCCGTACCCGCCACGTCCATGTGTTAACCTATGAAAGTTTTCACACAAAACATCGCAGGTTAGAGAGTATCCATCTTTATTTAAATCACACTCATCGCAATGGATTCCATAATCTTCGACTGTTGCAGTGAAGATGTACTGCTTATCGTTTATCGTTATTCCGTTCATAGCTAATTAATGTATAAACTCAAATTCAGCTTGATGATGGGTAAAATCACCATTGCCGAATATGGTTGCAGAATAATACTTACCATCTTCAAATATAAATTCCAAATAATTTTTATCTTGGAAATAGACATCTACATTTGGCGGCAACTCATTCTTAATAAAATCGTCTGCACTTACTATATTATTAGCGTGAGAAATTTTCGTTTCCCAATAATACCAACCATTCTCTATATCTGATATTGATACCATACTGTACAACTATTATTATTAACGTTTTATACTCTTTTTCCCGAGTGGGTACAACCTCATACATCCAAGGTGTGCTACTTTTAACCTTTCTTCTAAGAATAGTTTACGACTTCTGGGGTTGCTTGAAGAAGAAAAAGCAGGATGTATGCTTCGCCCTTCTTCGTCATATACTTTCCCATCATCCGTGAAACCAAATACAGAGTATGGCTTACCATTAAAGGTTACACCTTTGCAATGTTCGTTGTTATATTCGATGCACTCTTTTAGAATTGACTTTGGAACAAAGTAGCCAAAGCGGAAAACACGCTCATCTGTGTCGTGATAGTTGTCTTTTTTGAAGTCTGCCTTAAAGTCCTCAAAAGAACGCTTAATCTCCACTTCTGTGAGATATCCATTCTTATCTATACTTATAAGGTCTGCTTCATGGTTAAGAAATCCCCATGACAGGTTTGGAACTATAATATTCGTTCTAACACCGCCTAAGTATGCAACAATGATACGTTCTATCTCTTTAACTGATAGCTTTGTTTCAATCATAACCCTAATGCTAATTTAAGTGTAGTTTTGTAGTTCCTGTTAGCTGCTTCTTTAGCATAACCTGAAGCAGGTCCAAAATTTCCAACGGGATAATATAATTTTACCCCATTTATTGTTAATGAATCATCAAGTGCAATGAAATATCTTCCAATATGGGTTTGGGCAAAGACACCTTTCCATGAAGATTCCCACCTCAATTCAGGTATATTCTCCACCACGCTCTCACGCCCCGCGTTGAAAGCTGCCTTTATGTCTTCTGCTGAAAAAGCGTATTCAAAACCTTTTGTAAGAGATTTAAACGGTTCTTGCTTTATCTTTCTGTCTAAATACTCTTCTGCTAAATCTTTCTTTTCTTTCATATTGATTTGCTTTTTATTATGTAAATAAATCAAGCTGCTTTACAATTTTCCCGTTATTTGTTTTAAACTCCCCAAGACACTCCTTCTTAAATCTTTCTTCCATAGCATCGAAATAACCTTTGTCTATTTCGCAACCATAAAAGTCAAAATCTAATCTATATGCAGCTATTCTACTGCTTCCACTACCTACATGAGTGTCAAGAATCTTGTCACCAGCTATTGCAAAAGTGTTTAGCAAATAAGCGTATAATTCTATTGGTTTTTGTGTTGGATGAAATTTATCACCAGTCCTATTATCGAATCTGAATAGTTTTGATGGTAAATTAAAAGACGTCCATGCGAATTCAACTTGCGAAAAGTTTTGCCATGGTTGAATTTTATCCCAACATATAAAACACCTTGTTGGAGGCAGATCAAAATAGTTACCTCCCCAGATTATTTGATTCTTGCTTACTCTAAATAACTCTTTAAAGTAATCTTTCCCTGGCGCAATATCCCAATTGTCTATACGACATTTATTAAAGACTCTGTTTTTTAGTTTGCCACAGCCATGGGAACTATTCTTAGGCAATCCGTATGGAGGGTCTACAATTGCCAAATCAAAAAATCTATCTGGTATAGATCTTAAATATTCAACACAATCGATATTATAGACTTTACTAACACTCATTAATCTAAACTTTCAAAGTGAACACATGTTCTAGTTTCCTCTCGATACTCAACAGGCACCCACCACAGCGGAGCGTCTGGAGGGTCAGGCAAGTATCTCTTGCACTGGTTACGGAGTTTACAAGCTACACCAAAACAATAGGCGTAATCATTTTTAATTTCGTTGTTCATAAGTTTTTAGTTTCTAAA